TGTAGAACAAGCAGCTAGAACCGCAGCTGGATTAAGACAGGCTGGTTTTAGTCAAGCTTTAGGTGCTGCTGAGTCAGATATAGAAAGACAAATGGCAACTAGAGGTTTCCAAAGAGGTGTCTTAGGAGATATATCTGGTTTACAAGCTGGAAGACTTGGTTTATTAGGCGGTATAGGAGCACAACAACAAATGCTACAACAAAGAGCATTGGATGTTCCATATCAAGAGTTCCAAAGAGCTTTGGCTTATGGGCCTCAACAACTTGGTTTATTATCAGCAGCAGCGGGTCAACCTTTTGCTACTAGCAAAACAACAGGTTATCAACCATCTTCATTAGAAGGTGCACTTGGTGCTTTAGATATATTAAATCAACCGTTTATGAAAGATTATTTTAATCGCCCTACTGGTACTGGAGTGGGTCTTACACCTGGTGGTAGTGCTGGAGCTGGATTTGGTCAAGGGTTTCTAACATAAGGATTAATTATGGCAAACGAATCACTATCACAATTATCAGATGCACTAGGTATTGCAACTGCAAGACTATCTGGCGATCCACAAAGGATGCAGATGGCTTTAGGTATGCAACAAAGTCGTAAGTTGCAACAGCAAGAGAATAAATTAAATGACTGGATTGGTGAGAATATACCAGAAAGTCAACAAAGATTTCTTAAAGCTCTTTCCTATTCAGATAAGGTCAAAGTTCTTACAAGCTCACAAACTGGAAGACAACAATACAAACCAGAGTTGGTTGAATTTCAAAATACTTCAGACAATCCTATAAAAGTAGGTAATGTTGTTATTCAACCAGGACAACAAATGCCCTTTAATGTTTCTATACCAGAAATTGCAAATTCAATTAGCGGTGTTCCTGGTTTAAAGGAAATAAAAGATAGAAACGTTTATACAAGACAAGGCAATACATACCTAACAGATAAAGGTAACTATAAAGAAATAATAATTGGCGATAAAAGAGTTTTTGATGGCCCTACAGGACAATTAGATGCCGCAGAGTTTTTTGCAAAATACCCAAAAGCAAGAATGACAACTTCTGGTGAAGAACTCAGATATATACCTGACTTTAAAACATTTACTGGATTAAACAAAGAATTAGTAACTGAAGAAAAATCTTTAAAACAAATAGAAAGTTATTGGAACAACATTACAGACACTAATGTAGGTATTGAAAGATTGGGAGATCAAATGGCTACATGGTTTAAGACTTTAGCTGGTAGTGTAGATTTAACATACCCAGAATTAGCCAGACAACTTGCTGAAGGTAAACTACAAGGCCTTATAGGTGCAAATAGAATAGATACCGTTGGTGGTGGTGTTATGACTGAAAAAGATGCTTGGAGGATTATAGCTAGATTGGGCGGTGATGTAGATTCTTTACAAAATCCAGCATCAGTTGGGCCTTTATTAGAAGAAATGTATAAATTAAAAGTAGAAAGCTATAACGAAGATATTAAAGGTTACAATCAAGGTGTAGAAAGTGGGAGATATAAAAAATATGAAAAAAGAATACCTATTACTTCAGAAGAAATTACAAGCAAATTTTTATTATTGCCACAAGGAATACCAGCTGGAAGCAAAAAAGTTATTGTAAAAGGTATACCCTTATATCAAAAAGGTAGTAAATATTACACAGTATTAAATGACGGTTCAGTAGAAGAAGTAGAAATAGATTAAATATGCCAATTAAATTATCTGAATTACAACAAATAACGGTTACTGAACAACAGCCAATGTCTGCTGGAGAGGTCGTTGGTCAAGCAATAACAAATATACCTTCTAGCGCTTTGCAATATGGAAAAGATATTGTAACTCCATTACTAGACCCTATAGGGACAGCTAAATCTCTTGTTGAGTTAGGAGCTGGAATTGTTCAGTTAGCAATCCCTGGAGAGCAAGCGAATGAACAACAAGCTAGAGCGGTAGGTCAATATTTTGCAAACAGATATGGTGGTTTTGAAAATTTAAAACAAACTATAGCTAAAGACCCTGTTGGTTTTTTAGGAGATGCTTCAATTATTTTAACTGGTGGTGGTGCTCTTGCTACAAGAGTAGGCCCTTTAGCAAAAACCGCAGAAAAAGTTAAAAGTGTAGGACAGGCTATCGATCCTTTAACTGGTAAAGTTACGCAAACTCTTGTAGGTGCTCCAATCTCTGCTGTATTAGGAACAACTACAGGTGTTGGAAGAGAAGCTGTATCGGAGGCTTATCAATCTTCTGTAGCTGGCGGTGAGAGGGCACAAGCATTTAAAGAAGGGCTGAGAGGAAAGGCTAAATTAGAAGATATTGTTGAAGAAGGAAAAAAAGGTGTTTCCGAAATGGCTTCTCAAAGAAAGTCACAATATTTAAGAAGTATGGAAGGTGTAAAGGCATCTAAGAAAACAATAGATTTTGATCCAATAAAAAAAGATGTTTTAAATATAAGAAAAGATTTTGAATTTAAAGGACAAACTACTTTAGATTCATCAGGATTAAAAAAACTAGAAGACATAGAAGATGCAATTAATATTTGGTCTGAAAACAAATCTTTTCACACCGTTGAAGGTTTAGATGCTTTAAAACATAAAATAGATAATTTAATGCCAGAAGCAGACACTTTTGGCAAAACATCTGGAAAAGGTGCAGCTATTGTTACTGATGCAAGAAATATAATTAATAATAAAATAAAAGAAGCATCTCCAGGATATGCAAACACAATGAAAGCTTATGAAGATGCTATAAATCTTGAAAAAGAAATAAGAACTTCATTAAGTTTAGGAAAACAATCTTCTGCTGATACTGCTTTAAGAAAACTATTATCAGTAATGAGAAACAACACCAATACAAATTTTGGTGTAAGGTTAGAAAATTTAAAAAAACTTGAAGAGTCTGGAAATATCAGTTTAAAACCAACACTTGCTGGAGTAAGTTTAGGACAATTACAACCAAGAGGTATTCAGGCTGCATTTACTCCTTATGGATTAGCGGGTGCTGGGTATGGTTTTGGCATTTTAAGTCCAGAGTTTGCTGCTTTAACAGCAGCATCATCGCCAAGAATTGTTGGAGAAGCAGCGTATCTTGCTGGACAGACTTTACCAAAAACATCAGCAATCAGGCAAACAGGAGTGGTAAGCGAACAAGCGGATCAGGATAATAATAATCAAACATTAAATCTATTAAAAAAATTATTACAGTAAACCATGTCAAGAACCACAGAACGGGTTGGTCGTTCTGGCGAGTATTTCGTAGCATCACTTCTCTCTCAAATATCCGACACAGTTCTTATGATTCCTCATTCAGCCGAGGCTGATTTGTTGTTTGATTACAACAACACACTTTACAAAGTCCAAGTTAAAACCAAGACCAAGATAGAAAAGCATAGAGCGAACTGGCGGTTTGATATGCGTAGAGGATCGCACACTAAGAACCGTACTTATGAAGATGGTTCAATAGACATCTTTGCCTTTGTCTCCTTAGAACACATGAACGTGGTTTTCTATGAGCCTAAAAAGACTGACAGCTTTACTGTTAAAGATGAGGAGATGAAGAACAACAACCCCATAGACAACATATTAGACATACTGGATAAATTTCACTATACTACCTAATAACACATTAGGGAGATGTTATGAAAACTTTAGACGAAATGTTTATGGTCTATGTCAAAGACCTTAAAAGAAGACAGGTCAAGACTATTGCTAAGATAGAGCAAGTCTACCAAACCAATATCAGTCCTGTTCTTGGCGACAAGAACATAGATGAAATAATACGAGGGGATATAGCACAGTTACACTTTGATATTAGTGATAGAGCACCTTCTCTAGCTAACAAGTGTTTATCTATTATAAAGGCTATTTATAACCTAGCCATTACATTATCACTCGTAGTTATAAACCCAAGCACTAATATATCTAAGAACAGGGAGAACAAACGCAAGCGATACTTGACGAATGAAGAGCTGCTGGCAGTTGTGGAGGAACTAAAGAAAAGGAAAGATGATCAAATCTATCAGAAATCAGTTGCCTTTATTTGGTTACTAATCTTGACAGGTGCAAGGAAGGGAGAGATAGCCAAAGCTAAGTGGACTGATCTAGTAGGTAACACACTTATTATCAAGGATCATAAGACAGACAGGTACGGAGAGGATCGTATTATCCATCTAACCCCTATGGCACTAGACATAATCAACGAGCAAGATCGCTCCTCTGAATACATCCTTGGTATAAAAGCACCAAGAAGAACATGGGAAACAATCAAGCAAGCAGTTGGTTTGGAAGATATAAGACTGCATGACATCAGACACAGTTACGCATCCTGGTCTTTGCAAAAGATTAATCTATCAGAGGTAGGTAATTTGTTAGGCCACCGAGATCAGGCAACCACCCAGAGATACGCACACATTCATCAGGACAAGGCGATAGCCAATGCAAACCTTGTAGGAGAACACATACAGAACATTATTGATGGTGAATAATGTTATGTTTGCTTTCTGTCTATCACAAAGATTTGTTTAGCAGAATCTAACGATATATCGTATTCATCAGCTAAGAAGGTAAGTTTCTGTCTTGGAAAAGACTCCTTATCTTCTATAGCGTTCATTACGATTATTTTCTTAGTGACATCATCATAACCATTCCAGTTAGACACTTGAAGTTGGTTGCGACCACAAATACATTTTGTACCCGTACCATACGTCAAGCTACATACTGATATGCAAGGATTGTCTTTAAGACTCGTAGTCTTGCCATTTATCTTTACCTTATCTATATATTCGCTCATTTATTTTCCTCCCGTATACCTTCGGGATTACATCCGTAAATCATTTCCAACTCTAAATCTATGTAATGTTTGGCTTTTAGCAAGTCTTCTACCTTGTCTTCTTTGTTTCTAGTCACGTACTTAATGCAGTTACCAAGATTCCAAGATAGTTTATTAGCATAAATGTATTGAGTAGGAGTGATTTCCAGACTCTTATAGTGATCGCCTCCAACCTGACGACTGGTGGCTTTATTGTCTTTTATAAACTTTTTCATCACTTGTTGTTGATATTCTAGTTAAAAAATGTATTATTGGCAATGAAAGAGTACAGAAGGGAGTAATAATGGAAAATATGGAAGACAAAACCAGCAAATTTCTTGACACTAGAGAACTAGCGCAACGATGGAAGATCAGCCCTAGAACACTAGAGAATCAAAGAGGAAAGGGGCAAGGGCCTCAATTCTTTAAGATCGGTGGCAAGGTACTATACGATATAGACTATATCCAAGAGTACGAACAAGACAAGCTGGTATTAAATGGCGCACGCTAAACTCAGTCCTAGTGGTTCAAAGATATGGATGGCTTGTCCTGGTATGCCTAATCTAGCGAGTCAAGTGCCTTACTCTACAAGCTATGCAGCTGCCTCTGGTACGTTTGTACATAGTATGTCAGAGATGTTATTCAAAGATCGCTTAGAGAACGTAACACTTAGAGACTATTGGTTAGGTAGAAAAGAATTTGTAGATGAGTTTGAAATAGTAGTTGATGAAGAGATGATTAAGTGTGCTGAAGTCTATGTAGATTACGTCAACAAAAGAAAAGAAGAATTAAATGCCAAGATGCTGATAGAAGAGAGAGTAAGCATGGAAGAAATATCAGAACACATTTGGGGTACAGCAGATGCCATATTGATAGGCGAAAAAGAATTAGAGATCATAGATTTAAAATCAGGTAAGTTTCCAGTCAATGTAGAAGACAACACACAGTTGCTTATCTATTCATTAGGAGCTTTATCAAGATATGGTAACGAAGACACAATGGTTACCATGACAATAGTACAACCTAGATCATGGCACAAAGATGGTGCTATACGATCTTATTCCATGTCCGCAGCAAGTCTTGTGGACTGGGGTTACGAGACTTTGAAGCCAGCAGCAGATGCTTGTGACGAAGAAAACCCGCAATACAACCCAAGCAAAGAGACTTGTCGTTTCTGTAATGCAAAAGGTATTTGCGATACTTATAAACAATATGTAGGAGAAAAAAATGACTGATGAAAATAATCAGGAAGCAGAAGAAACTGTAAGGTTTTCAGATGACGGGCCAGAATACAAAGTATCTGATCTGTCTGATGATGCAGTTTTAATTCTTAACAAATGCAAAATGCACCAAGAGCAGAAGAATAGATATATTCAAGAAGCTAACTTGAATGTTGAGCAAATGGATATTTTAATCGGATATTACAGCGATAAACTAAAAGCAGCTGTAGAGTCTGATGCTGAAGTAATAGAGGTGGAAGATGAGTCTAGCTGATATAAGAAAAAAGACTAAGCTCAAACCACCCAAGCTTGTGTTATATGGAGGTGCTGGGATTGGTAAAACATCCTTTGCATCAGGCATGAATGCACCTATCTTTGCTTTAACAGAAGATGGTATGGGTAAGATTCAATGCGATCACTTTCCTGTGGCTAAAGACTACGATACGTTTGTAAATAATCTGAAAACTTTATTAGACGAAGATCACGAGTATAAGACTTTAGCGGTTGACTCTTTAGATTGGCTAGAACCATTAATATGGGAGAAGGTCTGTCAAGAGCATGGTAAGAAATCTATTGAAGAATTTGGTTATGGTCGTGGCTATGTTGAAGCTCTAAAACAATGGAGAGAATATATAGACGT